CCCAGCGAAGATGTACCCCCCCTAGGTACCCTCTCGCGCGGTCTCGGGGTGAACCCGCTGGACACGGTCGAGGAGGAGCCGTCGTGTGCTGGGCCAGCGGATTCGGTGTGGGATGCGTGTCCGTGGTTGGCGGAGCTGCGGGTGGTGCCTGAGTCGGGTGCGTGGCCGCGCCTGATGTCGGGTCCGCATCCGGAGGCGGTGGGTTCGTATGGCGCGGAGGCGATCGGGTGGTTGCGGTCGGAGGCTGGGATTCGGCTGCGGTGGTGGCAGCAACTGGTGATGGTGCGGACTCTGGAGCACGACGTCGATGGGCGGCTGGTGTGGCTGGAGGTGGACGTGTCGACGCCGCGTCAGGTGGGGAAGTCGTGGGCGATGCGGGGGATGGCGACGTGGCGTCTGCATCAGGCGGGCCGGTTCGGTGAGGAGCAGCTGGTGCTGCACACCGGGAAGGACCTGCCGGTGTGCAAGCAGATTCAGCGTCCGGCGCGTGCGTGGGCGCGTGCGCGTGGCGGGTATCGGGTTCGGGAGCAGAACGGCAGCGAGGAGATCGAGTTCGGGGAGTCGCGGTGGATTGTGCGTGGGCGGGGCAGCGTGTACGGGTATCCGGCTTCGCTTGGGTTGATCGATGAGGCGTGGGGGGTGGCGCCGGATGTGGTCGAGGACGGGGTGGAGCCGACGATGGGGGATCGGGTTGATCCGCAGCTGTGGCTGGTATCGACGGCGCACCGGAAGGCGACTGGCTTGTTCCCGTTGCGTCGTGCCACGGCGATCGACCGGCTGGCCGATCCGGGGTCGACGTTGCTCATGGAGTGGTCGGCGCCGCGTGCGACCGGGTTGGAGGATCGGGAGGCGTGGCGTGCCGCGTCGCCGCATTGGACGAGGCAGCGTGAGCGGCTGCTGGATGCGAAGTTGGCGCGGGTGCAGACGGGGGTCTCGGAGGACCCGGATGAGGACGACCCGATCGAGTCCTTCCGCAGCCAGTACCTGAACATCTGGCCGCGCCGACAGCTGGTCACCTCGGCGCGCGAGGAGCCGCTGGTGGAGCCAGCGGAGTGGACGGCGGCAGCGGATCTCGCCGCGCAGCTGCCGACCGGGCCGGTGCAGGTTGGGGTGGAGGACTGGTTTGGGCGCGGCGCCGCAGCGTGCGCTGCTGGGCTGCTCCCGGACGGGCGGGTGCTGGTGTGGGGTGACGAGTTCACCGATCGGGAGTCCGCGCTGGCGTGGGCTGCGTGGACGATCGGCGATCGCCCCGAGTCGGGTGTGTACGCGGGCACGTCGCTGCCTTCTGCCTCGGTAGCAGAGGCGTGCCCGAACATCACGATCGGCAAGGCGACCAACGCGGACCTTCGGATCGCGTTGCCGTTGACTCGGGTGCTGGTCCGGCAGGGGCGCCTGGCCCACGGAGGGGTGGAAGCGCTCGACACCCAGGTCCGCTCCTGCCGGGTCTCCCCACGCGAAGGTGGGCTGGTGCTGCCGCACACCACGGTCCGGCAGGACCTGGTGCGGGCGATGGCGTGGGCTGTGCAAGCGGTGATCGCGGGCGGACCTCCGGTGCCGCTGCCGCGCCCGCAGGTCTTCTAGGCGAAGGGGCGAGTCGTGACGATCGAGCAGCGCGACACGGTGCGGGCGGGCCGGCTGCTGTACGCGACGGACGGGCGCGACATCCTGCAGAACACCCCGGACGGGTGGGAGGTCGAGCAGCCGTGGCTGTGGTGGGACGGACCCGCTGGTGGGGACGGTACGGGCGGACCGTTCGGCAACCCACCGCCTGGCGCGGACGTGCCCGGTATGGGCGGGCGCGGGGCGCTCCCGGCGATGGCGCGCTGCCGGTCGCTGATCTGTGACGCGCTCGCCGGAGTCCCCTGGGAGGTCCACCGAGATCGGGACAAGCTGACCACACCGGACTGGATCCTCGACCCGCAAGGGCTGCGCGAGGACCTCCGCGTCGGACCCACCGTCGAGGACGTGCGCCTCTCAGCGGTCGAGTTCTGGTCCGCGTTCCTGGTCTCCGCCGTCGAGCTGGGCGAGGGGATCGTCTACTGCCCGAACCTGAACGCGGACGGCAGCCCAGCGCCGCCGCTGTTCCAGCTCAACCCGCGCGATGTGCGCGTCGAGCACGGCTCGTATTGGGTGCAGCAGGAACGCATCCCACCGGAGAACATCCTGGTCGTCCGCAACCGGGTCTGGCCAGGCAAGAAGCGCGGAGTCGGCGTGTGGACACAGTTTGCCGCCGACATCGGGTTCGGGACAGCGGTGCGCGGCTACGCCTCGAACATGCTCGGGCGTGGCATCCCAGCCGGGTACCTGAAGGTCAATGCCCCCGACCTGGAGCAGGACGAGGCGGATCGGCTCAAGGAGCGCTGGATGGCCGCGCACGGCGGCACCACCCGCCGCATCGCGGTACTGAACGCGACCACGGAGTTCCATCCGCTGCAGCTGGACCCGCAGGCGCTGCAGCTGGTGGAGCTGCTGCGTCTCTCCGCGTGGGAGATCGCGCTCATCTACGGGATCCCGCCCTACAAGCTCGCGATCTCGATGGGCTACAGCAACACCTACGCCAACATCGAGTCCGCCAGCATCGACTACGTCCAAGACGCGCTGCTGCCCTGGTCGCGACGGCTCGAGTCCGCCTTCGACGCCGTGTTCCCACGCGGCACCACCCTCAAGCTGAACCTCGACGGGCTGCGCCGCGCCGACACCAAGACCCGATACGACGCCTATGCGATCGCCCTCAGCAACGGATTCATGACCACCGACGAGGTCCGCACCCTAGAGGACCTGCCGCCGATGAACGAAGTCGAAGCGCGCCGCGCGCTCGACTACGCCGCGACCCTGCGCGCCCGAAAGGAAGTCTCATGACCGACTCAACAGTCCTCCCGCTGGAGCTGCGTCGCGCAGGTGACCACACGCTCGAAGGTCTCTGCGTCCCCTACGACCGCACCACCATGAAGGCCGGATACCCGCACGGGGAGCGGTTCCTGCCTGGTGCGTTCGCCGACGTCACCACCCGGTCCGGGCAGACCCGGATCCGGCTCACCGACTCCCACATCGAGGGGGATGCGCGAAGGCCGGTCGGGATCGCCACCGAGCTGCGCGACACCAGCAGCGGGCTGTTCGGGACCTTCCGGTTCTACAACACCCCCGAGGGGCGCGGGGCGTGGGAGAACGTCACTGAGGGGACCTACGGCGGACTCTCGGTCGGGTTCGTGCCCGTCACCGAGCGCCGCGCCGCCGATGGGGCACGCGAGATCGTCAAGGCGCGGCTGTTCCACGTCTCGCTGGTGGACGAACCGGCCTACGACGAAGCGAAGGTCCTCGCCGTGCGACACGCGCTCCCCGATGTCTCGGAGCTGCTCGCCGTCGACTATCGGATCGAGGACATGCCCGAGGAGGTCGACCTCTCCCGCCTGGTGTGGGGACGGTAGACGAACCGACTGGCCCAGCCGTACCTTGTCGACCAGAGCGGTTCTGAGATCCCGGTAGGGGATCTCCCGCACAACCGAACAGCAGCACCCGAGGTCCCGGTAGGGGACCCGAAGTCGTCCCGGTAGGGGACGCGATCACCTAGCAATCGCGACCGTGCCCGAGGAGACGCACGATGAACCCCTACCTGCGGAACAAGATCGAGGAACGCGCCTCACAGTCCGCCGTCCTGAAGACCCTGCAGACCCGCGCCGCCGACGAGAAGCGCGATCTCACCGAGTCCGAGCGGAAGACGTTTGACGAGATCGTTGAGCGCCTCAAGGAGCTCGACGCCGAGGTCGAGCGGATCAAGAACTTCGATGAGGGCGCCGCGAAGTTCGCCGAGCTGATCGGCGCGCAGAAGGAGGCCGAGGAGGAAGCCGACCGCGCCCACGAGGCCGCCAAGGAGGGCACGAAGGAGCGAGAGCCAGCCGAGGCGCGTGGCCGCGTCGACTTCGGCAAGCGGTTTGTCGAGTCGACCGCGTTCCGCAACTACCACGGCGCCGGATCCTCCGAGCGGGTGCCGCTGCCGGGTCCCGCATCACGGGAGTTCCGCGCCGCGATCATGACCTCCGACTTCGACCCGCCGCCCACCATGACCTGGGCGGGACCGTCCGGCTACGTCACCCGCACCCCGCTGCTCGACACGCTGGGCCGGGTCCAGACCAACGCCAGCGCCGTCCTCTACCTGACCTGGGGCACCACCGACCCGCAGGCAGCGGTCGTCGCCGAAGGCGAGCTCAAGCCCGAGGCGCCGATCACGCCGACCGAGAACTCGGTACCGCTGTCGACCTATGCGCACTACAAGGCGATCACCCGGCAGGCGCTGGAGGACGTGCCGCAGATCCAGTCGATCGTGCAGAACAAGCTGCTCGGCGGAGTCCGCGATGCGCTGGAGACCGCAGCTGCGACCGTGATCCAGGGCGGCAGCTTCCAGACCGCGACCGGAGACGACCTGCTCTCCGGCATCCGCGTCGGCATCGCCACCGTCGAGGAAGACGGGTACTCGCCGAACGCGATCCTGGTCAACCCCGCCGACGCCGCCGACCTGGACCTGGCCGCGATGGGCGCCTCCTTCTCTGGGCCGGTCCGCAACGGCAACGCCTGGGGTCTCCCAATCGTCGCCGCTGGCGCGATCCCGGCAGGCACCGCCTACGTCGGCGACTTCTCCCAGGGCGTGACCTGGTTCGACCGTGGCGTGACCGACGTGTTCATGTCCGACTCCCACGCCGACTTCTTCCTGCGCAACCAGCTCGTGATCCTGGCCGAGGCGCGTGCCGCGTTCGCGGTCACCGAAGGCGCAGCGATCGCAGAGGTCACCGTCGACGGCGGACTCACCACGACCGCATCCAAGACGAGCACGAGCAAGTCCTCGTCGTGACCGGACCCCCGACGCTGGAGCAGGTCCGCGCCTGGATCAAGGTCCCAGCCAGCCAACTCAGCGACGAG